GGCGTACAACGCCATCAAAGCGATTGTAAATTTCATTAAAAACAACCCAGTCACGCAATTCATTGGCGGCGCATTTGACGCGGCTTTCGGTGGGGGCAAGGCATCGGGCGGCCCGGTTATGGGCGGCACCTCATATTTGGTAGGCGAACGCGGCGCGGAAATCTTTACGCCATCATCGAGCGGATTTATTACGCCAAATAATAGGCTTGGCGGCGGCACGACGATTAATTTAAATGTCAGTGGGGCCATCGATTCAGAGGGTACAGCACGCACAATTATCGATGCACTTAACAATTCATTTTATCGAGGCACAAGCGGCGCGGGTGCATTGGTCATGCCATGACAGTCTTTAATCCGGTCTGGAAAGTCATCATAAACGGCGTGCAATATCAATCCGCCGTTTTAGCCAATTTGACGATTACTTCGGGCCGCACAAATATCTATGAACAGGCCCAAGCTGGCTACATCAACATTGAGCTGATTAATCTAGACCAATCCAATGTTTTGGTTGAGATCAACAATTCTTTGACAGTCGAGCTGCAAGATTCGACATCGACTTATGTGCCGATCTTTGGCGGGTCAGTAGTTGAAGTCGGCATTGCGGTGGCAGAACTTGGGAGCGTTGGCTACACACAGCGAGTCAAAATCATCGCGCTTGGCGCATTGGCCAGATTGCCCAAAGCTTTGACCAATGGAGTTTTGACTCAAGATTTTGATGGGGATCAAATCTATACAATACTTTCCGATGTTCTACTTAATAACTGGGGCGAAGTGCCAGCGGCGTTGCAATGGCAAACTTACGATCCAACTGTTCAATGGCAAGATGCGGAAAATACAGGATTGGGCGAGATTGATCAGCCGGGCAATTATGAGCTTGCAGCTCGATCATCGAACCGGACAGATGTCTATTCTTTGGTTGCAGCTTTGGCCAGTAGCGGATTGGGCTATATTTACGAAAACGCGCAAGGCCAAATCTCCTATGCCGATTCCACGCACCGAAGCAGCTATTTGGCGGCCAATGGATACATCAATCTCACAGCCAATCATGCCCAAGGATCTGGACTCAGCATCGCCTCAAGGGCTGGAGATGTACGAAATACAATTACCCTCAAATACGGCACAAATTCAACTTCAGAGGTCAGCGCGGTCAATAGCGAATCGGTCGGACTTTATAGCCAATTAGCGCAAATCTTTACCACCACCGTGAAACATCAAGCCGATGCTCAGGATCAAGCGGACTTCTACTTGGAGCTTCGAGCATTCCCGCAATTTAATTTTGATGCAATCACCTATCAGCTGACAAATCCAGAGATTGATGATTCCGATCGTGACGCGCTGATTGCGGTTTTTATGGGCATGCCGGTCAGCATTGCAGATTTGCCGTTAAATATGTCATCGGGAACCTATTTAGGATTTGTCGAGGGATTTACATTTCGGGCAGCGTATAACGAAGTGAGCATCTCGCTCAATCTTTCACCATTGGCTTTCTCATTGCAGGCCATGCAATGGCAAGATGTCAACGGCGCGGAAGCTTGGAATACAATTTCTGGGACACTCGATTGGGAACACGCCTTAATCGTGGCATGAGGGGAAAAAAATGAGCAATCCAACAACACCATTTTCGTGGCAAATGCCGACAGCCACAGATTTGGTCACAGATTTGCCGGCAGATTTTGCAGTCTTTGGTCAAGCCGTTGCAACATCGATGGCCGATCTTTTAGGCGGGGCATCTGGTTACATTCTGTCAAAGGCATCTGCCACCGACATGGATTTTGCGTGGATCGCAAATGATCAAGGCGACATCACCGGAGTCACAGCTGGAACCGGTATATCCGGCGGCGGTACTTCGGGAACAGTGACAGTGACAAATTCTATGGCAACAGCCATCGATGCAAAAGGTGATTTGATTGGCGGCACTGGAGCAGACGCATTTTCGAGACTTGCGGTTGGAACAAATGGAACAGTGCTTACAGCCGATTCAGCCGAGGCGACTGGCCTGAAATGGGCAACACCAGCTAACGGACTTACCTTGGTGAAAACACAGACAATCGGCTCAGCCGTTTCATCTGTAACAGTCACAAGCGCATTTAGCGCGACATACGATAATTATTTAATCAATGTCAGCGGCGGAGTTGCATCCACCGACAACAACATTGAAATGACTATCGGCGCAGCCGCTACGGGATATGTCTATAACAATCTGTACATGCTCTACACAGGCACAACAATTACTGGCGAAAATAGCAACAGCCAAGTCAAATGGATCAGAGTCGGTAGAGGCTCAGCCAATTCTATTGATTGTGAAATCACATTAAAAAATCCATTCAATACCAAAAGAACCACAGGGCAATGGCGAACTTCATCCGCAGGTGCTGGCCAAATGTGGTCGATCGGTGGCGGCGCGCTAGATGACAATACTTCATACACAGCTTTTACACTTACGGCTGCCACTGGCACACTCACTGGCGGAACAATCCGCGTTTATGGTTATCAGAATTCATAAGGAGACAAGATGACATATAAAATACAGATCGACGACAAAATAAGAAATGCAACGCCTGAAGAAGTCGAAGCCATAGAAGCGCGTGAGGCAGAAGCAGCTGCGCAGGCCGCTGCACATTTGGCTCAGGCAACGGCAAAAGCTGCATTACTTGAGCGTCTGGGCATTACAGCTGACGAAGCGAAACTTTTGCTTGCATGATTTCGCAAAACGGTTGGCCAGCATCGAAGACCCGGAATGAGATTGGAATTGAATCATTTCCAGTACCCGGCACAAAGATCAAGCTGGCATGTGCAAAATCTGTCGCGCCATTGCTTGTCGGATTTGCAGCCGAATTTCATCAGCTGATCGAGCCGATCGATGAAGGCGGCCTTGACGATTGGGGCTATTGCTTTCGCATGGTTCGAGGTAGCACTGACAATTTAAGCAATCACTCATCCGGCACAGCGATTGATCTTAATGCCACAGAGCATCCATTGGGCAAGGTGGGGACATTCCCGGCCGAAAAAGTGCCAATGATTAACGCACTAGCCAAAAAATACTCATTGACTTGGGGTGGAAATTATCGAAACCGCAAAGATGAAATGCATTTTGAGGTAGCTATTCCGCCATCGAAGGTCGAGGCGGCAATTGCAAAGATAGGAGCATCAAAATGAAAGAGATCAAAGAGACGGCTGCATCATGGGCCAGATCATTCTTGGCGGCAGCTTTGGCCATGTGGATGGCCGGGATTTCCGATCCAAAGACACTAGCAATGGGCGGGGTTGCAGCTATCGCGCCGGTCATTCTTCGATGGTTAAATCCAAAGGACGCAGCGTTCGGAGTCAAGGGGAAGTGACTCCAAGCGAATGGGCCGGGATGGGCGTGGCGGTTGTCACGCTTATTTCCTCATTCTATTTTATGGTCAGATACATGGTCAGATCGGTCATGTCCGAACTTTTACCCAATGGCGGCAATTCAATGAGGGACCAAATTCAAAGGATAGAAAATCGTCTGGACAATTTATACACAATCATTGCCGGTAAGGATTAATCCAAAATCTATTCAGCGTGTCGATTCTTGCCAAATGTCGGCGATTGCCTTTACCCTTAAAACAGCTGGATCAAATCGTTGATTCATCAAAAACGGGAGCAATACAAATGACAATAGAATCACAAATCATGTGGGTAATTCTTTACACAATTACAAGCTGCACGATCTTTTACACCTTAGGCCATGCTCAGGGCAAGAAAGATGGCTATTGGCGCGGGCGATCTGTCGGGATGAGAATTGGCTCAGAGCGTCACGGGGTGAACTCATGAACGCTGAAAAAGAGCTACTTCTAGCCTTGCTTATTGAGAAATACACAGGCCCAAAACTATTGACAACGCCAAAGATATTGCGGCCAAAAAGACCGAGCAGGCAAACTCCTCACCATAAATGGACTGGATGGGAAAAAAGGAAATTGATGGGCCTAAGAGAAATGGGCAAAGGTTGGTCGGAAATTGCGGAAATGTTGGGAAAAGGATTGACAGCCAAAAAATGTCATTCCATGTATCACAACATCCTTGTGGCAGAAGAGAAGATCAAAAATGGCTAATCCGCTTGAAGGATACGAAAGCGTTGCAGAACGCATTGAAAAATGGTGGATCCATTACCCAATGGGTCGAATCGATTCAAAGCTTGTTTACCAAGATGGAAATCGCTATATCGTGCAGACTGATCTTTACCGGGATGTTGCAGACATGATCCCCTTTGCCACAGATTTTGCGGAAGAGATTCGAAGCAGCTCAAATCGGTTCCCAATGGAAAATTGCGTGACTTCATCGATCGGTCGAGCATTACACACAGGCGGGATTTCTAAATTCAGCGAAAACGCCAATCGTCCTAGCTTTGAGGAAATGCGCCGGGTTGGCCTTGCGGTCGTACCGGAGCCAACAGCTCAAGTTACCGAAGCCCGTGATCCATGGTCATTCGGAGCAGCTTTGGACAATGTAGGCAATGAGCTTGTCACGCCAACGGCGATCCTCAATGTCGAGAGTTGCCAACATGGCCCAA